GCGTAATTACGTGCCTGAAAGGGCTACTTTAATTAGTGGCCTTTTCTCTTTGCCTAGGATAATTGCAATGCATGTCACCTTGTTCAATCTCTAAATATTGGCATGCATCGCAATGTTCCATACATATAATTCCTTTAGCCTGTCTACAGTGTATGTAGGCATGGCTTTTTTTATTGCACTCATCACATATGCTGCAGTGTTTACTCATTATTCATCACCGCATCAAGCAGTATTTCTCTTGCCCTTAATGCAAGATATACTTTGTTCTCTTTAATTGGGCCCTTACCTGTTATGCGTAATACATATTCCCCAGTCTTTCGCTTAACAAAAATAGCGCATCCATTAGCAAGAATAGTAAAGTCTAAACTTGCACTTTTATTGCTTACGCTGATTGATGTAATGTGTTCCCTTAAAACTTGCATTTCTTCATCATCAAACATTAAATATGTTTTTAGTAGATCTAGTGCTTTTTCTTTTTTGTCTTTCATGTTTTATCACCTCCTTAACCCTGCCTAACATCCAAATTGTGATGCCAGTTGTTATTGTTAAAACTATATTGATTAATATTTGCCAGCCTTCTGCTTGCTCAATTCCTCCATATAGTCCTAACCCCAATATTCCTAAGCACCATTGCACGGTTGTTATTAGATTTATAATGTTCATCTTCTATGCCCCCTTTATCCACTTCATGTGCTGCCCTTTCATCCATGCTTCAAATTTTTCTACATGTACCAGCGTTTGTTGTGGTCCTAGTTGCATACAGATTTCATTAAATCTACCCTCATTGCGGATCATATCTATTCTTCTATAGATATACATCTTGCTCCGTCCCCATATCTTAGCCAGTGTACTTATAGGCACATACTTTGGTTGAACACTTTCCATTTTTACTACTCCTTCTAATCACGTCTTATATTTAAATAATCCACGTTAGTCTTTATCCCTATTTCTTTTAACTCTTCAAGGCCTTGCTCTAATTCTTTTTTTGCTTTAGATAATCGTTCATATGCTTTAATAAATTTTTCGTCTTGCATTTTGTCTATATTTGCTTCAATTGCAATTATCAACATTAATATCCCTCCCTCTATTTCATCTTTCTTTCAGAATTGATATAATCACCTTGAAAGGAGGTGAAACTATGTCCGTACATAACAATGCTTTATCCCTCTTGAGCCAAATCTACGATGCCCAAAATACTAATGGGGCATTCAATATAGCAAAAGATATATTTGATTCTCTATCAGTTGCAGAACGTCATTCATTAGAAATGCAAGTAGAATATTTAAAAGAAGCTGGTTTTGTTAAAAACTATATTCCATGTACTGGTTTACCAATTTCTTTAAAACTTACAGCTCTAGGCATTCAAGAAGTAGAGAATATTCAAACTAATGCTTCTAGTACTAGCATCAACATAATGGGTGCTAATTATGGTATTGTTGGTGATAATAACTCATCTAACATCATCAATAACAACTGCTCATTTTCTGATGTTCAAGAACTTATAAAGTCTTCTGATTTTTCCGAAGAAGATAAAGCATTATTATTAAAAGAATTAAAATCTTTATATGATCGTATTGAGATGAAAGCACCAATTGAACAAGGTATGCTTTCCTCAATCGCTGATAAAATTAAAGATTATCAGCCTTTACTTGGTGCAGTTTTAAGCTCTCTTACTACTTTCTTAACAACACCTAAATAACGCTCAGATTGTTTACCAATTCCAAATGCCTTTATTACAGCCATTGTGATAAGGGCATTTTCTACTTCATCCCCAAATGCTTTCGTATACCAAGCGTCTTCAATTGCTACTCTATCCATAATGTTTTTCATTTGAATAAATGTATCTGCTAAATGATTTACAGCCTCATCAATAGTTAATCGGTTGTCATTCTCTACTAAATTGCTATCAATTACTACGTTAAATCCATCACTTTGTGCTGCTTCAATTGCATTTAACAAGTTTTGATTTTTTTCACTAATCTTTTCCATATGTGCCTTTAGTTTTGGATTTATTTTAATTTCTACTTTCCCTTTAATTTCTTTCATTTATGCTCCCTCTTTATCTCCTCTCTTAGTGCTATAATTAGCTTGAAAGGAGGTGTTCATGATGAAACGTGACTTAGATTTAATTCGAAATATATTATTTGCTATTGAAAACTCTAATTCTATTGATGCATCTTTGACTTTGAGTAGCCTCGCAAAACTTCATCAAAACCAAGAACTTATCCTTTATCATGTTTTTCTTTTAGATGATGCAGGATTTATTATTGGTATAATCGATGAAACAGCACCTTATATTTCCATTACTAGATTAACGAACGAAGGTCATGATTATTTAGATACAATTCGTGATGATTCTATTTGGAAACAAACTAAAACCACTCTTGGTAAGATTAGTGGTTCAGCTTCTCTTGAGGTTGTCAAAGTTATTGCCTCAAAGCTTGCATTGACTTTTCTTGGACTTTAAGTTCATCTACAATTGCTTCATCAATCATGTTAATTATTGTTTTATATTTTGAGTTTTTACTTGGATCATAATGTATTACTTCTTTAATAAGGTTCTTAGCTCCAATCAATTTAATAATTCGTATTTGACTAACCTCTTTTCGCATTTCATTTATTAATGCATCACTATTTGTTCCCATTTGTCTCTCCTTCGCATCTCATTGCCTAGTGTTATAATTAGCTTGAAAGGAGGTGAGTTTATGACTAAAACAATTAAAGAGTTACAAGCTTTAGAATTTGCAATCTATCAAACACTTACTATTGATAACTTCTATGAAGTCGAATTTCTTTGTAAGTTACATGGTGAATTGATTACATGTAAATCCTTGCTTTATACTGAAAATCCATACGTCCCAATCATTCCACCAGATTATAAAAATCGTTTCGAACTAACTCCTCTTGAATTAATCGAATATGATGAATTACTTAAACTATTGCCACTTCCACAAACACACAATATTCGTAATTCCTTAATCAGTTGGCTTGCCAAGGACATAACTTTTTTCTTGAACCTATTTCTACATGTTGACTTCATTACTAAGTCTGATGAAAAACAACTTTCAAAACTTCCTAATACTCTAAATAATGTTCTTTTCTTAGGTTCTAATCACAAAGTTCCAGTTTTATTTATTGATAAAGATGAGCCTATTACTGTTCTTTCTGCAACGGTAACTTTGAAAGATAAGTAGCTTCATATTCTAATACAGTAGAAACACTAAGAAGGATTTCATTTGCTCCTGCATATGTAAGTCCTTCTTTTTGTTTTAATAAAGCAACTACTTCCATTACAGTTGGATCTTTATATGACTCTTTTACTTGATATAGTTGAGCGCTGTTCATTGGTTGTTTTAATTCTTTCATTTAATTTCACCTCTGCTAATTTACAACTTGTATATTATGCAAGTTATTATGTAAAAAAATATCTACTCTACTAGAGCAGTCTAATCCAAGCCAATCACTAATCATTGTAGCCTCTACTACATCAAATTGTGTTTTCCCATTCATTTTGCTGTTAATGGTTGTAATAGATACCCCTAATAACTCTGCTAAGTCTGCATATGTTTTCTTGTGTTCTACCAACAACCCTTTCAATTTTTCTAGTTTCATCTTTTCACCTCACTTTACTTGCACTATATGCAAGTTTCTAGTTACATGATAATCCTATTAAAAAAACATGTCAACCACTACATGCAAGATTTTATAAAAGTTTTATAATTTTTCTTGAATTTTATTCAAGTTTATTGTAATATAAGATTGTAAGGGCGATTCTTATTTGGAGGCATATTATGAGTATCGACGAAAGAAATACAATAAATAAAGAAATAGGAGAAAGAATAAAAACTATTAGAAAACAAAAAGGTATAACATTAGCTGACCTAGGAGCAAGGTTAGGTATTAGTGAAAGCAATATGCAAAGATATGAATCAGGCAAAATTGCTAGTGTTTCTATTGATTTTATTAATAGATTAGCTCCTATATTAGAAGTAAAGCCAGAGTGGTTAATTGGTTGGGATAAGGATGATGATTCTCAAGGGTATTATCTAGATCATGAAACCGCTGAATATGCTGAATACCTTCGCACTCGTCCTTCTGCTCGTTTATTATTTTCCGCATCACGTGGCATTTCCAAAGAGGATATGGAAAAAGCAGTTGAATATATTGAACTTTTAAAATTAAAACATAATAAATAATACTATTAGGGGTTGTTAGTGTGATTATTAATATTGCTTAGTTGTAAATTGAAACTGAACACATAAAAAATCCATATTAGTACAAG